AATCTCCTCATAACCCTGGAGCCAGGGGATAGCCCTTTGAATCGACTTCCTTGCCGAAGCGGCACCGCTAGGTAGAGAAACCATCGGCCACCCCGACATAGCTTCTTGACATGAAGCTGCATCGAGTTCGCCTTCGGTAATAACGACTCGTTTTCCAGTGGCGGGAAACAAATGCTGCCCGAAGAGACAGGTTGGTGCTGTTCCTTCATAAGTGAAGATCTTGTTCTTGGTTTTGATCTTGGCACCAAGCAAGACACCAGCTTCATCAAAGTAATGGAAACGCAAAACGTCTCCGTCTTTGTAGATCTTGTACTGTTGACAGACCTTTTCGCTGATGCCTCGTTTGGTAAGCCTTGAAGCGGAACCTTTTAGCATTGCCCTTGAGGTCGAGCGTGATGGTGAATAGGTTTGTCCGTCTCCTGGTGTCCAGGTTTGACAAGCAAAGCAATAGCTGTGCCCATCAGAATACAAACTATTAGCGTCTGAACTTCCGCAAGACGGGCAGGGTTCATGACGTAAAAATTCGCTCTCGCTCGTTGATTCCTCGTGGTTGAACGATGAAGCATTCATAGTCATCCAGGGCTTGTTCAAAGCCTTCGAGTACGTCTTGTGCGGAGGAAGTTTTGTCGAGTGCCATGATCAAATAGTAGGCACAGTCTTTGATGGTTCGTAGATCAGCCATTGAGGGCAGCCTCTTGAATGGAACGGCGAAGCTCTGCGTAAGCTTCTGTTTGATTCTTGTGGTAATCCAGCCAATCGTCAACAGCTTCATAGAATCCCTTAACAATGTTTGCACCGTAAGAGGGTTCAGAAGCATCGACATCAGCCAGGATGTCACTGAACTGTTCAGCGTAAAACTCAACAGTTCCGTAAGCGTGTTTCATTTAAACCATTCAATGGGGATGGAATGAAAAGCACACCACTTGATGTCATTCTTTTCACACCAAGCAGCATACGTGGTTTTAGAGCGTTTGTCGATCTTGTTGTAAGGGGCTTGAAACACCATCCGAATGTCAAGGTCAGGATGCATAGCTTTGACAGCCAGCATCTTGCGACGATCTTCTGGTGTGAACTGCCCCTTGGTTTCAAGATAGACACCATTGGGGAGGAGAAAGTCCGGTGTGTAGTTGCATTGCAACACGTAGGGAACCTTGGTGCTCTCGTATTCAAATGGAACGCTCAGTTCTTGTAGAAGGTCAGCGACTTTCTTTTCTAGACCTGAGCGATACTTCATTCGTCGATTGCCTTCTCTACAATCTCTTCAACAATCTCAGACACAGCACGACGGATCTCATATTTGAAATCAGATCGGTCAGCCTTGTATCGAGTCACAGTGATGGGAGGCAGAGCAATGGTGAAGGTGGCTTCGTAAAGACCAAGCTCAGCGTTCTTGGAGATGTTGTAATCAGAAGTCATCGGAGTCGTCGGTGGTGGTGGTAGGGGTTACGTTCGGTTCGTTTGCTTTGAAGCCTTTAGTCTGACCGAAAAGGGCTGCGGCTTCCGTAGCGTCAAGATCTCCACCATCCACACCAGCAGAACCACTAGCTTGGATGACTTGGATCGCTTGCAATTTAAGAGACGTGCCATAGCTGTCGTCAGGAAGAGTGTAAGGCTTCTGGCGGAAAGCTACTTTGACAAGGCTGCCGGAGTACAAAGGGATCTCTTCAGTGATCGGTGTCCCTTCGCTGTCCACGATGGGAACAGGGGAGTCAGGAGACCACTTGAACTTCACTTGGTACATACCTTGAGAGACTTCCTCCCAGGGCTCAGGCTTACAGACAGAACGACGAGGGTTCTTTACCTTGCTCTTGCACCACTCAAGGAGTTCAGTGCGAGTAGCTTCGAGTTGTTCGACAACACTCTCATCCACAATGCAGGAGAGGTTGAGGTTGCCAAATTTGCTCGGCTGGAAGACAGCTTGATAGCCTTCAAGACGAACAGGTGTTTGGGTGACGATGGTTTTAGACATCAACAAAAGAAATAGGTGGAGGCTAGGACGTTCTCAGGTTTGAGTGTCCCAATGATCGGTGGTTCAGACGTAGCTCCTATCTGTTTAGCCCAATCAGACAGGTAGTCATGATCAGCAAAGAGGTAGCAGTACGTCTCTCTCACGATAGCAGACAAACTGGTCATGTCAGTAGCACGACACAGGACTGAATCATGAATTAAAGCTAAAGGAGCATCGAACTTGACAGCACTGAGGTGGAGGACGCTGGCATCGAGCGAATGTATCAGATTGGGAGCTGTTGCATTGCAATGATGACGTACATCAATCTCATCTGTCTCACCGTTAGCAACTGACAACCTCTTGACTTTACCAAGAAGCTTTAGCTGTAACTGTTCGACCTTCTTTTTCATCAACCGTTGAGTCACTGTAAATCCAGACGGAGTAGTCCAGACCAATTCAGTAATACCTCTACGGAAAGCTTCTCTTACTTCCTTTTCGATCCAGTCCATGACAGCCATAGGACCAGGAACGACCTCATACATAGCATCCCTAACTGCATTGACAGTCATTGTTAGATCTTCTTTAGAGATCTCGACACCTTTCTTTTTCAAAGCTTCACGAATGTAGCTTCTGTTAGAAAACGGCTTTGCATTGTAGGGAACAGTCATAACTGTACGTTTGGTGCATTTCCTATCCCAGACATCATGTAGATGTTCTGGAATATTAGGTTTAGACACCTCAGCTATAACTTTGTATGCATCTTGTGGTCTATCACTTGGAGTAACATTCACTAATTGTGCTGTACTCTTATCTCTAGCCAATCCAGCTAGAATTTGTAGACCACTGCAGGTAGCATCTGTAGCTACCATCAAGGAAGTAAATTGTCTATCACATACAATACAGCAGTGATAGTATTCCTCACACGCAGCTAAGAATTGCCAAGGTTCATCAGCAGCTTCCCATTCAGGAATCGTACCAATTGGGTCATTGACAATACGAGAGATCAACTCGTGATTGTGATTAGTCCATTCAAGACGCTCTTCAATAGGAGCTTTATCTAGACCATAAGTCGTAGACACCTGAAAGGCTAGCCATTCCTCAGCTTCAGGATACATGAATGCTTCATCAGCAAACTTAAGTAATGACTTACCAAAGTCAGTATCCTGTGGTGTAAGAAATGCAGGAATTGGGTACGCTCTTCCACGATAATCAAATGACCAAGGTAAGTAGAACTTTTCCTTGTCTTTGAATCGCTTCACCGCATCCATTGTCATTCGTGTACGACACGATTGTTTGAATGCTGCAGCGTTGATGTTCAGTACTTCAGCAGCAGCGCGTCGATACTGGTGTCTGCTCTCCTCGTTGTCAGCAATGTCTGCTGGTTTAGGAGGCAGAGGCAACTCAACGATGGGGATAAACTTCCCGACCTTCCTGCGGAGTTCCAGAAGGGTTTCAGCTACGTCCACAATGAAGGGATTCAGCTTGTAGGACACACCTTGGATTCTATTTAGGAATCGGAAGGGTATTTCCCCCTGTATACATAGCTGATTGCCTCGACGAACCATGTCGTGACCACGCATCACCTCGTTCATAAGGTACCCACCATCCTCGTCAGGAGACCAGTCGTTGGGCTTGATAAGCATGGGCCAAGCAATGGCGCTGAACAGCTCAGCGTTAGCCATGATCTCGTCTTTGATGTCCATGAATGCAGCAGTAGGAACCACGTAGCTCTCGCGTTTGCGTACTTTCTGGTAGACCTGTTCGGTAAACCAGCCGCTTGCATTGAACACACAGTCAAGCAACCAGTTGCCAAGCTTGATCCGAACAACTCGATTCCATGTTACCCATACATGTCCGCTGCTGTTCATAGCTCGTCTGATGTTGACGAATTTCTGCTGCGTACCACTTGCCTTGTGCCAATACTTCTCTTTTAAATAGTTGAGAAGCTCAGGACATTCACGCTCGTAGTAACGCATCTGACATTCTTGCTCAACAGCTGTACCAATTGCATCACAGACATTGACAAGCAAAGAGCTGTCATCTCGAAAGCTAAACACTTTGTCAAAGACAACCTTGCAAGTAATGGCTGCAGCTGCAAGCGGTTCAATGTCAGTAAGGTACTCAGCAATCTCCTTAAATGCTACACCGTTCTTGCGCTCTCTGATGCGTGAGTTGGTAGACTCAATTTCAGCAATAACAAGAGGAATGAGAGTGTCAACGCTGGCTATGCCATAGATTGAGGCACTGGCGTAGTCTTTGGACTCCACATTGTATGTGTTCTTGTGAAGGCGTTGTAAACCACAGCTGATAGCTGTTCGTTCCAGTTCGTACTGGGCTTCAATCTCACTCTCGGTCGGCATTCAGATCAATTGGTTGAACAAGGTCTTGCATGAATTCGTAATCATCAACATCAAAGAATGGATCATCAATGTCGTAATCACTCATCATCGTCGTCATCAAGTTCAGCATAATCGCCAGGAAATAGGTGGTGAATGGACTCGTTGTCTGCTACTACAAACTCCGTGTCAGGAGTACTGAGTAGCTGCTCAACCTTAGCACGGGCTGCGTGCTTTCGCTGGTAGGTGTGTTCTTTTACCTTGCCAGTCTTAAGATTCATTTCACGAATGATGCAGTAGACAGAAGACGGTAGCTCCCATCCTGCAACCTTCCATGTCATGATCTCCTCGAATGTGTGTTGTTGAAAACAATCATCCGGGGCTTCAGCGTATTCTTGCCAGTTGTTTGGGAAATACTTTGCCATAGCCAGGGCGTGATGGTGAACATGGGCAGACACAAAAAAAACCTGGGGCTTACTCCTTGCGGATGCCCAGGATTGTTGAGATTTGTTACATGTCGAGGTAGTATTCGCGTGGCTTGGCTTTGATTGATCCTGTCACGGGATCCCACATCCTGTCAACTGCCATCACCAGCCCGTCTTCCTCAAGGTCTCGAAGGATGGAGTTCGTGACTCGCTGCTTGACTGTGCTCAAGCCTAGCGCATTCTCGACCTCGTAGCAGCGCATACCTGGATGTTGTTCAAGAATCATCAGGATCGACGCTCTCAGGTCACTGTAGGAGCGGTCTGGCGCTGTGTTGTAGGCATGGTAGCCACGGGCTTCCAGAAGCTGAGCCAAGCCTAGCAGAGTGCGATGCTTGATGCGGGTGAAGGTGATGCGAATCATGATCAGTGGCAGTAAATGACGGATTCAGGTTGGAAGCCGAAATGCTCGGCAATGTCAGCCCATGGTCGGGTGAGCCAGTACATTTCGATCTGGTGCCTGATGATGACACGATAGCACGAATGCTCGGGCTCATAGTGAATGTCGGATGCTGGAATGTTAGAATTCGTAACATCCTCAGCATACTCGCTGTCGATCCATAGTTCAATCATCGATCATCTCCATCGATAATGTCCAGAATAGCAGACTCTAAGGCATCGCAACGGTTACCCCATTGCATCTTAGCTGGAAAGGTGTCAGCCATGCTTAGCTGTTCTTCACAGTAAATCAGGTCAGCACGTAGCTTTTCTAGATCAGTCATTAATCAGCTCCAATTGTTTGAAGTGAACGTGATCCATGCACGAATCATCATCATGCAAGTCAAGCATATCAGTGTCAGTGTGACTGACTAGCTGATCGAAAAGGAAGTTTACAAACTCCCTGTCTGTCATTGCGTCAAGCATAGGTTACTGCCTTCCGACTAGGACCGTGAGCATGGACAAAAATGTCAGACTTAGCGCCATTGCACAGCTTACAAGTAGCACACTGCGCTTGGCTATGCTCCACAGTAGCTGGGCACTGCTTGGCATGGGTGACTCTTGCATTGACTGAGGCGACTGTAAAGGTAGCCCAGCCCGATCGTTTGGCATCTTCATGATCTGTAACATTGTCACAGCTTGCCATCAATAGCCCACGATGCGCTGCGGCCCACGGCTGCCTCCACTGGTGTGTGTAGGCGGTGTGGTAACTAGCCAAAGCGCTGCATTCAGCGACAATATGGGCAGGAATGCAAGCAGGATCACCGTAAGCCCCCCAGCGAATGCCTCGGCCTTTGAAGAGTTTGGCTTTTCCATCGGGTGAGAGCGTGTTGATGTGAGGATAGCCGCCAGACCTCCACGTTCGGTAGACAGACAGTGGTGCCTGTCCCACATTAACGTAGCATGTCCTGATGCCTAGGGCATTCTTGCGATGCGGACAATTGCCACAAATCGACACATCCTCCCCCGTAGCTATGGATTGCACAGGGTCGCAGGACTCGTTGAGAATCCAGACTTGCATCATGTTGCCAGTCTTGCGATTGGCGCTTGTGATGGTGACAACAGCCACGATAGGCTGCTGGTTGATGGGTGAGAGGCCACGCCATAGAACGTAGCCTTTGGGTTTGGTCACTGGCATAGGTTGACCCTCGGTGCACAGTTGTTGGTGAGAACCTGATAAGTCAGGTCTGCAGGTATCATAACAGCCAGGGCAATCAAGCACCAGCGAATGACACAATAGTTAACATCGGTCTGAGGCATGGAGTTGAGAGCGGTTGGCTGTCGGTTTGATCCTAGAGGATCGTTGGGCGACTGTCAACTGTTTAGTAGTTGTCAGTCTGTCGATCATGCAGTGGCTCAAGGCAGCGCCTTGGCTTGTCTCGATCGATGCAACCAATATAAAGGATGAGCAGCGCAACCAGCAGAGTTTGTTACATTCATTAACATAACTATAGCTTATCAATAACATAAGCAAACCTGATCGCGCACAGATGCTCCCCCTTCCACGTCCGACCCCACGCACCCCCTACACTGTGCACAGCCGCAGCACCCCACAGCATCGCAAGGTACCCCCCGCCACCATCACAAAAAAGCAAAGGGGGCCAGGGGGGGTAGCGAAGCCCGGCGGAAACCCGAATAGACTTCTCAAATTTCTGCCAAAATTCTACAGGTTACGACCACATAGCCGCTGCAATAGACGGAAACTGCTCAATAATGATGTCTTGAACCTCATCAGCAATCAATTTATGCTCATATTGCGTACCATTAGACGTTCTAAGGTCACAATAATGCAGCCAAGACCGCAAAGTACCGTTCATATACATCCGAGTAGGCGTAGAAAGAGGCAAGACCTCCCTAGCACACTCTTTAGCAACTCCTTTGTCCAACAACTGATGATAAAGCTTCATGCAATTGTCATAATGCCGCTCAATGTCATCAGTCAGACTATCAACAAGAGACGGATCAAGGGTATTAGTAGAATTTTGTCTATTAATCAGATCCTGCTCTCTAAGTCGCGGCAAGACTGGCAAAGAATAGACTTCTGAATACCTTTGACTAAACTCTTGAAATGAGAAGCTACGATGCCTAAGGATTTGAGCTGCAATACTGCGTGTAGTTCTAATTTCTACACACATATTTACCATTTCAAAAGGACTCCAATGTTTATGCTTGATTAGATACCTAATAAGTTTTGGAGCTGTTTCTTTATTGTCTTGATTTTTTGGATTAGATACTCGTGCCATATAAGCTACGAGTTCTTCAGCATTAGGAGTTACGTGAATGAGTTCTACTTTGTGCATCGTAAGAAACGGAGTGGATTACGATTAAGTTGGTGGGTACATACTATAGTACTTGTGCAGGGCACAGTCTGAGCTGTGCAGAGCACTGGGTGATTTGAGTCCTGATTAAAAAAATAAAAAGGAAAATGTGTCTTATTAAAAACAAGCACTCATCGCTCGTAGATAATAAGAGAAAAAGGGGGAAGATAATCAATGAGAATTGATTGTCTTTCCCCCCTACAGGAATCGGGTCCACCCTTCCCTCCTCCTGTATACATAGCTGATTGCCCTAAACCCAGTTAGGGACTGACTTGTCGCCATTAAGTTGTCTAGCCCGTTTTCGGGTAGCCAAATCCATGCCAAAGGCTAAATGATTTGCAGCCTCTTGGGGGTTCTCTAGCCAAGATTCTTGGAGGTCATTCCAATCATCTCTACGTCTTTCTATCATAGCTTGTTGAGCTGAAATAGCCAGGGCGTCTGTATAATATTTAACACCTTGAGCTAAGCAGTCTAATCTGTCGTCATGTTTAACTGCGCCTTTTTCACGGCACATACGACTCATTTGATAGAAGAGCATATAGAGGAGACGTTCTTCTGGAGCTGAGTCTTTATTTGAGTTGTAGTCCCAGTCGATGACAGAACGATTAACAACAAGGCGGTGTTGATTAAAGACAGGCTCAAGGGAATCAATAATGCGGTCTTCTTTGCGGACATTAGCACGTACCTCTTCGATGTCTATAGCTTGTTTAGTCTGTTGTAGGTGTTTACGGAACAGCTCTCCGACAATACCGTCACCAAAGTTTGTCTCAATAAGGAGTTTAGTAACGTTGTATTTTTTACAACCTCTTAGAATGTCCAAGAGCGTGTTGTCTGAGTAGCCTTCTCTGTAAGCACGCATTTCATGCAAGTACAGGAAACCGTTTCGCTGGGAGATAAAAGCTGCTGCTGTCTCATCCGTTCCTCGACCCGATGGATCAACCGAGCAAATTGTTTCTGTATATGGGTTCCACTCCCCTTGGAGCTGCATTGGGCCATAGAAATAGTCTCCAGGTAGCCCAACAGTCGGAAGTTCTTTGAGTAAGTTTGCTGGATCGGAGCACCAAACGACGGATTCGGGAGCAGTAGTAGGGTTAACAGAGGTGACAATAAGGTCAGCCATCTTAAGTGGGAACTTTTCTGCATCACTAAGACTTGTGTCTAACATAAACTGTAGCATGAAGTTAGACCGTCCCATGGACGCTTCACGCTCGATTAGATCCTCGTCACCAAAGCGGTCAGGATCTGTGACACCCCAAGGCTCTGCACCATCGTCCATATCCCCCACGATTTGGGGCGCTAGGAGGCCTTCATACTGGCTTACCTTACGAGGGTACCTAGCAGGCCAAACAAAGGGCTTGTAGGACCTCTCAGCTAGCTTATTGTAAACGGTAAAGGATGTCTGAGGGGTACCAAGATAGCAAATACGAGAATCTTTCTTTGGAGTAAGGATAGATTCAGCTTCCGTACACAATTGTAGAAGTTTTTCTCGCATCAACTCAGTCATTGAGTTACCAGGAACTTCAATATCGTCCAGAATCATCAAGTCCGCACGAGAACCAGTCAGCTGACCTGTAATGCCCACAGACTTTACAGACGGAGCCTGGTGAGGTGAGCATTGGACATCGAAAGAGATCCGGCTCCATCGGGCGTCGTCGCTCTTCGGTTGGAGATGGTTCAGCCATGGTGTTTCAATAATTAGTTTTTGTAGAAAGATTGACATGTTATCAGCCCGCTCTTTAGAGGCGGAGATAATCATGATCTTTTTCTCTGGGTCTTTAAACAAAGTCCATAGAACAAAAGCTCCAGTAATCCACGATTTACCGACTCCTCGGAAAGCTTGGATCTGTAGACGTTTAGGACCATGTTGTAGGTAGTCTGCAATGGCGTATTGTGCGCGGGTAGGAGATGGGAGATCAAGCTGCTGCCACAGAGCTTGTAGAAACAGCTTGAAATCACCACGCAACGCCTCTAGGACGTTATTCATTTAGAAAGGTAGGAGAGAGCTATAATTAAAATTAGGGTCTTTTTCTAAAGTTTTTTTAAGTTGATCGCGGCTACCACCAAGAGTACGTTCAGTAATACCTTCACCAGTTATTTGACGAACAATATCATCAACGTTAAGATATGCTTGAGCAAGTGGGTGATTAGCAAGTGGAACGATTTTTGGGGCTAGCTGACGTACAACATTACCTGCAGCCATTCTAGTAAGACCACCTTTCAAACGTCCTGCTGTATCAGTAGCTTTACCTAGTGTTCCATTTGGATTACGAGGTTGAAGTCTACCGTCAGGGCGTTTAAAAGCTTCGCCTGTAGGACCAATACCGTAACGTTGATAAACTCTTTGACGTTTGTCGTCTACACCATGACCACTAACTCCACCAGCTGGTAAATTTTCAATAATATCACCTAACTGCCAAAGCAGTGCTTGATGTTTAGCGTTTTGTGCTCCACCAGGAAAAGGTTGATCATAAAAACCCTTAGGACCTGAAAACATAATACCGCTAGTAGGTAATTTACGCCCAGCAGTAGGTCGTACAGAAGCTCCCCCAACTGATCGATTATTAGCTGGTGAATAAGAAGTAACTCTAGTAGCACCGCTAGGTCTTACTGTTAATTGAGTTTTGTTAGGTAACGATTTTTGAAAAGCCCTAGCTCTAACAGACTCATTAATTGTCTGAGGAAGAGGAGTTAATAAATGACGAGCAGTTAAAAAAAGAGGTCTTAGAACATCTCTCCAAGTTTGTTTGTCTTTTCTCTTTTCAGCCATCACTCACCTGCCAAACGAGTATTATACCGTTTGCCACGCCAGTTAAATTCAGCCAAACCTTGAGCACGAGCTTTAGCAAAAGCTTTGTCAAAAGATTGAGCACGGGTCAAGCCTTCATCAGCTCCACGCATGTTCTGAGACGGTTTGTAGTCACCACGCAGCATAGCGCCCCGAACAGTGCCATCAGCAAGAGCTGTAGGACGCATCACTTCAGCAGCACCAGCAGCAGGACCGCCAAGCAAAGCAAAGGCAGACCTAATAAAATTTAGTGGGTTACCTTGAGCCATGCCAGTACGACCTGCACCAGGACCGTAGCTAGGACCACGAGTAGTAGCAGGACCAGCCTCAAGTTTAAGAGCCTTCAGTTTATTACGCTGATTAGTCAGCATAGAAGGCTTAGGATTAGTTTTGTTACGACGACGAGGTGCCATTTATTTAATGTAAGATAAGATAAGATGTTCTCTCGGTGTAATACCGAAGGTAGCTCTCATCCACGAGAGCCAATTTTTACTTCCTTTAGCCTGATTGCATGATAAACATGCGGGAACAACGTTATTAAAATCTCCTCCTCCAAGACAACGAGGACGGACATGATCCAAAGTAAGTTCAGATAATTCATAAGTTTCTCCACAATAGACACATTGACAGTTGAAGTGTTCCTTAATGGCTCGACGCCACATACGTTTAGCTTCAGGGCTGGTCATCGCTATTAGGTTGTACAAGTAATGGTCAGGCGTTGGGAAGAGAGGGGTCATCGTTTCTGACCGCCTCCTTTAGCTCTATTACGTTTTGCATTGCATGGACGGAGTTTACCACGTTCGTGGCACATGTCTTTACCTCCTTTGCCCATCATGCCGTTGGCACGTCGTGCTTGTGCTAGTTCACGACGATATGCTTTTTGTCCAGGCTTGCTATTTGTTTTCTTTTGAGCAGCAAGCTTTTTACGATAAGATTTAGGGTTATTCCGATAGAACCTAGCCGTCCTACCAGGATTAGTAGATTTTCGCGGTGCCATACAATCTCTGTTGAACGAGTTCAGGATCCACTTTGGGGATTACGTTGGCAAGTTGATCGAGCGGATTACCTTCGTATGCGACACCTGAGATGTCATTAGTCTTAAGCCAATCACAGGCGGCTTTCAGATCTTGAGTGGTAGCCTCACCTGATTTAATACGTGCTAGAAACTCTTGAGTAACTAGATTGTGCAACTCGTTAAAGTTGTCTTCAGTTGCTTTTTTCTTCATTTGTCAAAAAGACAATGGGTACAATGTCGTGACACAGTACCTCTACACGAGATCCAGGACGGAACGTAAAGCCAGCCTTCATAATCTCGGTACATTTTAGAGCACGAACCAATTCGTAATCTAATCTAAGTTTCTCTTCGTGACGTTTAGCAATAGCTTTACACTGCTCAATCATCCCACCGTCAAGCGGAACGGAAAAGTTAAGCTGCATACCATAGTTGTTATTACGAGTGTAGCTTTGTGGTAGCGTATCGTTACCCATGTAAAAAGGTGAGACAGTCATTGTTGTCCCATTACAAGAATTGCCCCCAGTAAACTGCTGTCTACTAGGAGCACCATTGTTCTGAAACTGCACTGCTTGGTTTGTTACGTTACCTGTAGCTGCAGCAATAGGATTAGCGTTATTGCTAACTGTAGGAGTCTCGGCTAACGCCGGTCCTACTGAGAAAAGACAGAAAGAGAGGTAGTAGTAGAGGTAGTGTCGATGGTTCGAGTAATGTCGGTTGTTTCGATAATCCCGGCTGCTCGTGTCACAGTCTCCAGTTGGAACTGTTCGCCAGCGGTGTGGACGGACCAAGTAGCCGAAGAATCTGTGATATCGGTGCTGGGCGTTACGTTTGTTCCAGACCATGATGAGTATGCACCACCGTACACTTCAGTTGCGATAGTTTCGGTGATGGTTTGGGTAGTTGTGGTGGTAGACTGCATACTACCTTGGGTAAACTGAGGAGTCACAGTTTGTGCCATCGCCCCAGCGGGAAACAGCAGAAGCAGAATTAGGAATTTCATAGTTGGTTTTTGTCCTTTTGTTCTTTAGGGCGAGAGATTCCATACGATGCCAACGTTCCAGATAGCAGTGAAGCAACAAACGTTGGATCCATCTTCTGTAGCATTCCCATGTATGATGCAGTCAATACTCCTGCACTCCATACAAGCACAAGAGCTTTTACAATTTCACTGAAGAAATCATGAATGA